TCCTTCATAAAAAACATGATGTCCAATACTAGCAATCTTTTTTAAATGCCAATTTGGATTAATATAATCCGCATGATAATAAAGTGCTGTATTTAAATCTTCTAATCTAAAACCTTCTAAATATACCTTTTTAGCAACAGCATAACTTTCTTTATACATTTCATTATTAATTGGAACTTTAGCGTTTTCACAATGCCAACTAAACTGACAAACAATGTATCCCATAAATGTGGATTTTTGATATACAACATCGCAAATCTTATTACCAAATCTATGTGAACTATCGTTAGCACGATTAATTGTAACTTGTGCTACCGCAACTTTGCCTTCAAAAGGTTCTGTTCCAGCTTCTTTATATACATTCATAGCTAGACAATCAAGTTGTTTGGTTACAACTTCACTGGTATCACCTTCCATAGTCGTCTGTTGATTACGTAACATTTCAAATCTATGGCTTGTTATATGACTTACTAAACAAACAGTAAGACAAGTTCCTAACAATAAAACCATAGTCTTTAGAACTGTTTCCATTTTCTACCTCCTATGTACCTTAACAAATTTTAAGGTGTAAAATATTCTATCATATCAAATGATATAATAAAACAAAATTGGTAATTAAGCTACCCAACAATCACAGTTACAAAGTATTACGTGATCAATAGCTTGAGGAATACTATATGTAGCAGGTGATAATGTGCTAGATGTGTATCCTGTGTTTAATAAAGTGGGTAAAGTATTGGCTGCTGCTAATCCATTTACTATTGGCAACGGCGTAGCAGTTCCAACTATTGTTAAATTTTTGGGTGCAGTATCACTGTATGATGCAATTGGCGCAGGCGGGGTTGGTTGTGTTGGATTAGCAGGTATAGTATTTTGTAACGAAGTACCTGAAATCGGTATGCCATCTACTGCGTTAGGCAATGTGCCATTTATCATCAACGCTGCAATTTGTGAATCTGTTGGAGTGTCAGGTATGTTGTTAGTTAAAGGTATTCCAACTTGTTGTAATCTTGCTTGGTTTCTATCTTGTCGCATAGCACCAATTATACTTTGTCCGCCTGTAAAATTTAAATCAGATATGTTTTCTAATGTTTGTGCCGCCATGTGTGGTAAAGTTTCTAACGCAAAAGAAGGTATAGAATCAGTAAACACATATAATGCAGTTGGGTAAATATTTAAAAAGTTATTGCGCGGAATTGGTACAGGAGATATTGCAATATATCTAGCACGTTGTTCTTGTTTAAGTGCAGTACCGGTTATGTTATAATTTGTATTTAATGTATTAGCCGAATTAAAATTGTCTGTACTGGCTACTGATATGGCAATAATTTCTGTGTCAGCTTGTGTAATATAATCTTGTACAACTGCGTCCATGCCTATGCCTGCACCAGTCCAACCTGTAGTACCATATGTTGTGTTAGTTCCACCTGTTGCCACACTTCCATCAGTATTAACAGCTAATACAGCAGTAGGTGGTGCTTGAATATGTGTTGTAGTTGTACCTGGATTACCTGCTTGTGTTCCAGGATTAGTAATTGTAAATCCTGTTACTTGACCATATGTTGTTAAATCATTTGGATCAGTACCTATAATTGCTGTAGCAGTAGCACTAAAACTATTACTACCTGTTACAGTTACAGTTGGAGCTGGGGCGGTGCCACGACCATATCCACCACCTGGATTATTGATCGTAAATCCTGTAAGACTATAATTACCACCTGATAATGTTATTGTTGCTGTTGCGGTAGCTTGTTGCCAATTAACAGCAAGATATAATTGTTGATAAATGTTTGTTAATTTTGTAGTTTGTAATTGTTGAATACCATTTTGTATATCTTGCAATGGGTAAGGTAGTCCAGACATACAACCAAAGAAATTTGACATTGTATATGTACCATATATACCGCCACCTAATGCTATGTTGCCCAATGCAGTTACTGCTAATTGTACATCAGTGGGCACATCAGTACCATTAACAAGAGGTAAGTTTTGCACAGTCTCTCCCGAGAAAACTACTTGTGCAAATTTTTGTAAATCAACTTGATTAATGTTATTGATCTGTTGCATAGCAGTAGCAAAGGCGCCCGCTAATACTCTTTGATCATCAGGAAGAATTCCTTGTAAATAAGTTCCATATCCGCCAGTTGGTATTTGAAAGTTTAATAAATCACTCATATTAGTTCTTTGCTATAGTTTGCCATTGTCCATCGATCCATACGTTATGGTGTAGTATATATTTGCCTTCAATTTCACCTGCCCAAAAACTATGGTCACCTGTATCAATTGCTCTTACAAATTTATTGCCTACATCATACACACTTACAACTTTATCCCAATATGTTTTACCATCATCAAATACTGCTACGTGTTTTCCTAATAAATCAGGAGTGTTTAAAATACCGTGATCTTTAGTAGGTATGGGAGCAGTATCAGAACAAACTAAACTCACGCCTGATTCTGTTGTTATTCTATAACAATGCTGTAATTCGTTAATTGCATTTACTACTTCACCAATTGTTGTTTCTAATGAATTTTCATTTGCCAAATACAATTTATGACCTTGTGATAATTGGTATGCTTGTTTGATTGGTTTAGTATTGCTAATTTGCCCGTCAATAGAAGGCAAGTAACTTTCTAATACTACGCAGCCTCCGCCGCCTGCTCCACCGTCTGTGGTATCTGATGCTGCTTGTGTAACAGGAGTAGAAGGTATTATTACTGGTTCTACTGGTACTGCAACTGGTGGAGGAGCAGGCGGCACAACTGGTGCAACTTGTGCTACTACAGCAGGAGCAATAAGTTGTGGATTTAATTGTTCTTCTATAAACAACAAATAATATGTTTTGCTATTTGTAGGTCCAGGTGTTGTGTTATAGATTGGTACGGTTAATGTTGTGTAACTTATTGGAAATAGTTTTTTAACATTTAATAGATCAGCTAATGATGTTAATCCCTTTGTTAAACACTGTAACGGGACTAATATTTCAGAAAGATCAGCCCCTTGAACAATAAGGAATGCACTGTATAATTGCTGTTCTTGATTTATGGTAGGTGTTATATTTCCACTTGCAATAGCGTCAATTTCGTTATTAGACAATCCTGATGCTAACAACGCCAAGTTTAAATTTGCTGTTTGTGCATTATTTTGTTTGATTAATTGTAATAATGTAGAAGGTAATCCAAACTTATTAATTTGTGCTATATTAAGTGCTTTACCTAAATTGATTAAGTCTTGTCCAAAATCTTGCAATGCTAAACTAACACCAGATAATTCACCTGTGATTAAATCATTTTGATTACTATAAGTACCTTGTTGAAAGGTTTGCGAATTAGTAATAGCAGTGATTGCGTTATTAGAATAATTTACAAAGTTATCTGCTGTTAAAAATGAGGATGTAAATTCTTTATATTCGGGAGGGCTGGTATTGTTTACATATGTATAAGAAGCAGTACCAGATCCACTACCTACTCCTGTTGCAGTAAATGTGGTGCCGGGTGTATTAGAAGTAGCACCTATTGATGTAAAATCTGTACTTCCTATTGTTAAAATTGTATAAACAGTGCCTACAACAAAACTACCTGCGGTTACTGTAGCTGTGGTAGTTTTACCATTCCAATTAAATTCATTCCATGCTTGTAATGCTAATAGTCTAATATAACCCCATTGAGTTACACCAACGTTTACATTTTCTGACAAATAAGGTACCCAAGTAGCACTTTGTCCTTGATCTGTGGGTCCTTGTACTGCATAACCTGATGTTGCTTGACCACTCCAGACACCTGATGGGTCATCGATAATATATGTAGGTGCTTTACTATTGCCTAATGCGGGAATAGCTTGTGCACCAATTGATATTAAATTATCATATGTTGTTGTGGAAACATTAGTACCAAGATTTTGATATGCAGCATTAATTGCATATGTTACCCATTTTAGACAAGTATTGTTTACTATACTACCAGGAGTATAGTTTGCATTATTTGTACTTGACCCCATTAATGCAGCGGCATTGGGGTTTATATAAAACCCCTGATTTTGTAGTAAGGAGCTAACAACGTTAACTCCTAATGGACTTTGTATTCCTGAATCACTCATGGTACAAAAACATCCTGACTACCATCTTTAATTTTATGTCCGCATGTATTACCTGATCCTATTCTTAATACAGGTTTACCTTCAGCAAATACAGTTGGACTACCTTCAGTAGTTTTTGCATTTTGGTGTGCTGCATCACTACTGGGATCGTGCGAGGTAAGTTGACTAGGAGTATGTAATCCCACAGCAATGCCGTTACAAAACACGGTGCTTGCACCCGATTGTATAGCGCCACCTGTTGTGTTCTTATCTCCCTTGCGACTTAATCCTGGCATTAATTATCCCATAATTACTTTTTTATCAGGTACAGTCAAACCAGTTGTTGCTTGAATGTACTTAGTTTTTACTGACTCATCAGTGTTTCCACTTAATGCGACACTATTAGTATTTAGTTGTACATTTCCATGCTGTTCTGAAGTAAACATACTTGGGACTAATCCCATGCCCTGTTGTGTTGGGGCAATGCTTACTGGATCACTAATTGTAATGGTATTATCATCTACATTAACGACTTTTGCTACTAATTCTTCACCGCTGTTTAATTTAAACGAATAAATCTCATCTACTTCATATTTCATACTGTGCCTTCCTTGTCAAATTTTGCTTTTAATTCTGTATATCCACCAACATATTCTTCGCCCAAATATATTTGCGGTACTGTTCTTGCGTTTGGGATAGCTTCAACTAATTGTTCTTTAGTCCAACCTTTACCAATTACACGTTCTTCAAATTCAATACCTTTTTGTTTGAGTAATGCTTTTGCTCGGTCGCAATAAGGACAAAACTCTTTGCTCCATACTAGTGCTTTCATTTTCTTCTCCTCAGATTATCTTACGAACTACTTATAGTTTAGGCAACTCATCGTAATTTAATGTGTCGCTCATAACGCCAACAACATAACTTGTACTTTCACTTTCTTGTAATGCTGTTTGTTTATTGGCAGTGTTTTGATGTTTATTAAACCACGGAATGGGAGTGGTTTTCGGTGCAGGTTGATTATACTTTATGCCGACATCTTTTAAAGCATTATTTGCTGTGTAATCAACAAAATCTTTCAAAATATTTGCGTTAAGTCCAATAACACTACCTTTCTTAAACAAATAGTCTGCCCATTCTTTTTCTTCACGGATGACGTCCATATACATGTTGTATACTTCTGTTTCACATTCTGATTTTAATTTTGCAAATCTTGGGTCTTCTTTTACTACTTGATTGATAATATATGCAGTCCATTCTTTGTGTAATAGTTCGTCTTGTAAAATCAAACTAATAATATTACCATTTCCCATAAAAATTCTATTTTCAACCATTGCCAAACTTGTAGCAAAACTCACCATGAATCTAAATGCTTCCAATGCATAACTTGCATGTAATGCCATATAGATTGCTTTAATGTGATCTTCTTCTGCGATATCTCCGTCTAGTTCGTAGGCGCAATTTAATTTA